ACCAGAGGCTGTTACGCCATTAGATACTGCTGATACGGAAGTTGTAAATTCTGAACCATTGAACATTTCATTATCAAGATTCTGACCAATTGCTTCTGCTATAGCAGGTTCAATCCAATCACCAACTACATCAAAAATCTCATCATTAAGAACATCGTTATTCACTGTCTGATAAGAACCAACTCTCTTATCAATAGTGAAGGTAAGTTGAGCAAGCGTAGTTGCTGCGTCAGCATTAGCAGTACCGAATGCCTGAGCATCAACAGTTGCTCTAGTGCCTTTAGCAGGCATTTTAATAACATTAGTACCAACCTGAATAACGCGTGCTTTAGCAAGCGCAACAGATTTAAGTTCAGCAAGCCCTAAAAGAGCGCTGGTATATTCTACAGGAATAGCATAAGCTCCAGTATTAGCAGAACTATAAGCTGCTTTTCCACGAAGATTATCAAGCATGAACTTTGCTACTTCATCACGGATTTCATTATCAACAACTGCTTTGAAGTTACTTGTCATATCAGGATTATAACCTTTGAAAGTGTAAAGGTTAGTTCCAGAGTTTTGTTCTAGTTTAAACTGTTTGCCCTGAAGAGCATCCATTTTATCTTTAAGTTCTTTGTTGTCAGTAAGAAGTTTTTCATTGGCTTCTTTCTGGGCAGCGATTTCTTCTCTCATCTCTGCGGTTTTTGTATCTACTGCTTCCTCGGCCAATTCTTTCAAAAGGCCTTTAAGTTCGGTTTTCTTATCCATTTTATATTGTCTCCTATTATTTTAGTTTTATTTAATCCTCGAAGTATTCATCTAAAAGGTCGTTCAAATCGTTGGTCTCGGTGTTTGGCTCCTGCCCACCAGCCTGATTAAACTCCTTGAAGAGTTCATCGAAGTAATTATCATTTGTGTCTTCTTCGTTTAAAGTTTTAGTAAATAATGCTTCAATGTCTTTAATTTTTTCTTCTAATCCTACTATCCTTGCTTCTAGGTCTTCATATGAAGGTTTTTCTTCTTCCTCAACCTCAACAAGTGATTTAAATTCTTCTTCATCAATAACATTATCTTCTAATGCTTTGCTTAATGTTTTGCCAGTCGCCAATGCTTCTTGATTTGCTGGCACTGGAACTACACTTAATTCGAATAGTTCTACTTTGTTAAAGATACGAACTTCTTTCTTTTCATCATACTCAATTGCTTTATAGTCAGGAATAAATCCGATTGATACAGCATTCAAGTATCCACCTTTTAATAGTTTATAGATAGTACTAGCAAAAGGGTAAGTTTCTTCATCAGCAAAATCTACTTTAATCTTAAGTTCGTCTTTTGATTTAGTAATCTTAACTGCCTTACCAATAGGTGGTTGGCTTCTGTCATGAGCCCATAATACTACAGGGTTCTTCTTATAGTTTTTTATATCTATACCTTTGACTGTTACTATTTCTCTATCTCTATCAGCCACTTCCTTTGAGGCTATAAATTCAACTGTCCCATCGTCAGCAGCTTTTACAATCATGTCTCTACTAAATATTTTTTCCATTGTAGTCTCCTTATAATTTAAATTCGGCGGCGATGGCACACCTACAATTCACACTGCTTGGGAACTTTTCACCAGAGGAGAAAGGTTGGTCAATAGGTATGACCCCTTGGGCTTCATTTGCTCTATGTGAGTCTCTTACTCTTGAGTCTCCCGCTGTAAGCCATCTTTTGTATTTAATACCGTTGTCTTTGTAATGCGCAAATGCTGATGCGTTCATTATATTATTAGTTTCAGTTAGTGCTATTTGTCTAGCCTTAGTAGTCGAGAAGTTATAAACACCCCTAACTCTATCAGTTAGTTGGGCTACTGTTTCACCAGCATCAATACCTGCCTTTAATTCCTTACGCAATTGTTTCTGAATTGTATCATTGATTCCAGTAATGTTTTCAAGTGCTACATCTACTAATTTACTATTAGCAACTACTTCACCAGTACCTTCAATCAAATCATCTGCTCCCTCAATTGCTGCGAGCGAAGCCTGGAAGTAAAGAGGACCTAACATCTCAATTAGTTTAGCATCTTGTTTTGATTTTAATTCATTAAGAGCATTTAATAGTACTAGGAACTCCAATAAGCTCTTCTCACCATTTACTAATGATATAACCTCTTTTCTATATTCGAACAAATATCTCTTTAACTTACTATAGAATGATTTCTCCTGGTCTTTTTGTTCTGCCAAGAAGCGTTCTCTGTACTTATCAACTGCTTTGTCATGTAGTCCCTTATTAATAAGGTCTTCTAAATCTACATCCTGCGCTTTAGCGCTGTCACCTACTGCTAATGGTTCAGCATTTTGTGGAGGTTGAACCTGAACAGTAATGAAGCGTTCGTCACCGCTACTTTCTTCTGGCATATCCAACTTGAAGCGTTTATTAACTTCATTCCTGGTGTATCCTAGGCCAAAGTATTTAAGCGCTGCGTCGGCTGTCTCATTAACATCTTTCTTCAACTCTTCTACTACTGCGAAATCACATCTGACTTCGTAGCCAGGGAAGTTCTTTCTGACTAGTAGAGTATTAATATCTTCTTGTAGCATTATAGCAAGTGGTTTTAGCGTAACCTGCCAGAACTGTCTCATCTGTGTATCAGCAGTTGCTCTATCAATCTTATCAACCAAACCATAAACTGATTTAGGAATACCATATGCTTCGATAATTCGCTCTTTAATCTCTTTACGGCCTTCAATGAACTCGGCATCTTTCATAGTCATACCGCGTTCCTCGTACTTCATACCATTTAGAAGTGCTCCAACTTTGTAAGCATTAGAAGAACCTTGATGCGCTGCCATCCACATACCTAGAACTTTCTCCATCTCTTCTATTGTTACAGGCACATCTTTATCAACTGATATTACACCAGCGACCCTTGAACCGTTCTCGAAGAACTTATTACCGTACTGCGCAGCGTTCTTCTCTGTATCCAGTTCAGTTTTAAGTGTGTCTAAAATACTACTACCACCTGTGCCACTAACAGACCCTGGATTAAACCCAGAGAACTCAACCATATCTTCTGGTTCAATTCTTATCTTGTTGTTATAGGTATAGTACTGTATTACTCCATTATTATCACACTTTTCTTGAACCATCCTTGGATTTAATACATAAAACTCTTTTATTATACCAAATGGGTTTCTATTTAACATCCAATAAACCTTATCGTACAATAAAAAGTAAGACCAGTGCGTAAGTTTGAACTTGAACCCACTAGTTATTTCATTTGGACTTTTAAGCAACGACCCAATCATAACATTGTTAGGGTCTATCACATTCTCCAGTTTTTCTCCATTCTTGAACACAAGAAAAGGTAATTGTGCCAAGTTGTAAGACATAATGTCTATTGCTCTTCTAACAGTACCATTACTTTTATAGGGGCTGCCCATAGAAGAGTTCTTCCACACACCAAATGTATTGCCATCTACATAAGCAAGTGGAATTTCGGAATGAGATTTTTCCAACTCTTGGTGAATTGGCTTTCCATTAGGTCCAAGTAGGCCTTCACCGAGTACTCGTTTTTCCATACTATTCTCCTTTTGAAGTTTTTTCTTCCAGTTAGTCCCCCACTAACATGAAGCGAACAGAACACCAAGTGTCTGTCTTTTTCTTAATCTCATGAACATAGCGTACCTCAAAGCATCCATAGCATCGTCATCGTGCTTGAATGGCTCCTCAAACACATTACCATCTTTGTCCTCACGCCATTTGTACTTTGAGATTTCATTTATTACATTCTGGCTGTCTTTAGTTATTAGCAAATCAAACTGCTTAACTAAATCAATACCTTCTTTTACACTATTATGACCTTTTGCTACAGTTAAAGCATTAAACCCAGCCTCACGCAATTGTTTGATTGCCTCGGGCCGAGCATTATCGCAGTATATCTTCGTTCCTCTATTATACTGTTCAGAACCTACTGGAATTATAGTCTTCATTCTCTCTACTAATTTAGAGATAGTTAATTTACTTTGATAAAGTAGTTCTTTAACAAAAATATTCTTACCATCAACACCTATCAACACTAAAGCAGATGGATGTACAAAACCAAAGTCAAGTCCCATCACTACATCTTTTATATCACTAGGAAATCCTTCAACACTTTCCCAGTTCCTATATATTACATTTTCCAGTGAGCCCCACTCGCCTAGGGTGTAAATCTTGTACCAGCCGTAGTCTCTCTTACCTAAGTTCTCTAACTTATTTTTATACTGTTCATCTAAGAACATATTATCTAGGTAAGTAGATAAATGAGTAGTTGCTAAATCACCATACCTTTGTTCATCCTCATAGAACTCTTTATAAACCCAGTTTAACTTGCTTGTTGGGTTAAAAGCACCCATTATCTGGTAATAAGTAGGGATATTACCTCTCATACGCAAATCTAACTGAGCGAAGTCCTCTTGAACGAACTCTGTCATCTCTTCCATAAAGATGCCTGTAATACCAGCAATACTTTTTACTTTCTCACTCTCATCTAGGCCCATTACCATTATTTCTGACCCATTGGTAAATGTAAAAGTCATATTTGTCTTATTTACTCTACATATTTGATTAAGGCCCCACTCGAAAATCATTTCCCTAATCAAAGGAAACAATGACCTGCGGGCAAAAGGTGCTGTTTTCTTCAAGCACAAGAACCTGTGTTTGAAGCCAGAACTGTAGTCGAGCAAAATTCTTGTTATTATCTTCTGGATACAAAAGACTGATTTACCTGAACCTGCCCCTCCCCTTAATATAAGGTAGGGATTTTCATCCCATAGCAAATCATAGAAGGAAGGATTTATCATAGTATCTAATCCAGATAAATCTATATTTAACTTTCTCATACTATCTCCTAAGGTTAATTAACTCTGACCAGGACGCTTTGGCGCTTTTATAACAACATCTATCTCTTGAGGACCGTCCTCACCTGCTTTAGCATTTCCAACCAACTTATTAGCCAAAGTACTGTACATCTCACGCAATAGTTGAGTTTGACCAGTATCTAACTGGATAGTACCTCTCAAAGACTTCATTGCTATAGCGTGTAGTTTCTTCAACTCAGTCTTGATAGGTATAACTTCATTAAAAGCATCTATCCCAGCAAGTACCTCTTCATCAGTGTATGCTTTCAGGAATTTCCCAGTCTCTGGGTCTCTTTGTGGTGTTGTCGTACTCCCTTTCGGACGACCACCTTTGTTCTTCTTTGCCATCTATTTCACCTCTTTCGTAAATCATCTTTACACTTGGAAACAACTCATTTGCCATACCAACCACTTCCTTTTAACACAAAGTTGGTATTGCTTATTCTCCTAGTCATTGGTTCTTCACAGTAGGGGCAGAGCTCTACCCTATCAGCATTTACTATACTCTTTACTACTACTCTTTCTTGAGCATAACCTTTACATCTTCTATTCCTACATTCATAAGGATAGTAAGGCATCAATCTTCCCCCTTGGTATTCTTTATTATATAATGATAAAGGTCTTTAAAATCTAAAGGTTTGTCAAACACTTCATCAAACCCTGCTATTCTTAAATCTACCTTTGTCTTTTGGATTGGTATTAATCCTGTTATAGCCACAATATTCGCTCGCGGGCGGGCAGGATGCCTTGCCTCGTAGTCCCTCATACTAATACAAAGTTCTAACCCATTAGTTGCTTCACATCTTTCTTTATCAAAAGGTTCTAATTTAATATCTAGTATAATAACATCATAGTAGTTCTTCCTAAACAACTCACAAGCATCAGCAATATTATCAACTGAATCAAATGGAACTTTATGATTAGTTAGTAGCAACTCTTCAAGTGCTTTAACATCTCTGTCATCTTCTACTAGTAGTATTCGCATGTAATTGGACTCCTTATTCTTCTTTCTGCTATTTCAAAGTACTCATCATCTAATTCAATACCAATAAAACGCCTATTTGTATTATTACAGGCTACACCAGTAGAACCAGAGCCCATAGTTAAATCTACTACTAAATCCTGTTCATTTGAGAATGTTTTTATTAAATCCTCTAGTAATTTTATTGGTTTCTGTGTTGGATGATATTTATCTTTTGTTTCTTTTTTGTATTTAAATATATTAGATTTATGATTACATCCTTCTGGTAAATTAAAAGTACTTTTAGCATTAGCATTAGCATCAATTTCTAAAAGTTCGTCATAGGTCAAGAAGCCTGGCATTTCTTTAATTCCATAATCATTGATAAGGATATTGTAAGTTTCTCTTGTACATAAACTAAATTGTTTTCCTTTTGTGAAGAAATGAGCAATTTTATGGTTATTATATCTTTTAAAGTATGAAGTTCTACTTAATTTAGTGAATTCTTTGATTTTAGAGGCATACTCTCTCACAGGGTGTTTAAATTCTAAATCATACAACTTTTTAAAGACTACAATGTTTTCATAATAACTCACAGGGGCAGATGGTGCCATTAAAGGATTAGCAAAATCACATTTATCCCAAACTAGTGTGTAACAGTAACTAATATTAAAGTTTTCATTCATTATTAATTCAGCAGTATAACGACCTTGACTAAATAATAACATTTTTCCATTTGGCCGAAGTATTCTTTCTGCTATTTTGAATATTTCTTCTGTATCTATTTTATCATCCCAATCATTTATTCTTCCTGTTGTTTTTTTAGTACATCTATTACCATATTTAAGATTTCTATTTAAACCCTTCATCATACCATAAGGTAAATCTGTTAGTATTAAATCTACACTTGCTGTTTCTATCTTATTACTTTCAATTAAACAATCACCTTTTATTAACAATGGTTATTACTCCTTATATATGAAAATTAGCCTTTTATTAATTAATACGGTTAGTTAAAAAATCACCTTACTCAAAAATGATGCTAAAAAACAGTGCTAAAATCATAAGTACTTGAAATCATTAGAACTGACCTTGAACAAGTTGATACTTGACCCCTACCAAAACCTGCCTCCGAGTAATAAAATCAAGTAGTTATAAAATAGCAAAGAAGAGAAGAGGGGCTTTGCTTCACTACTAATCTAATACTACTACTCTAATACTACTACTCTAATACTATCTAATAAGTACTAGGATACATTACTATAACTATCTAAAACTGTTCAAAAAATCACCTAAAATTTTCATGACATGGGTCCTTCGTAGAACTCACTCCCATCTGAATCACTTCTACCCAACCTCCCCTCCATGCTCTCGCGTGTCGTGTGTAGTATAGTATAGTATAATAGTAGTACTACTATTTTTTAAAAATTTTCAAAAAACAAAAGGGGTCAGTTTGACATTTTTCTATCGGGGTCGAATTGAAGGGGTCGAAAAGTGGGTCAGGTTTTAGCG